GAGCAGATTCGCAAAAACAAGGACCGGCTCGTCACCGCCGAAGATTTTGACAAAGTCAGGGGGGAGATTGACAAGGAGCTTACCCTCCTGGCTGACGAATTCGAGCAGTATCACGGCAAAGGCGGCGAGTTCGGATACCTGGACATTTTCACTAACACCATGGCGGATGCCGCCAAGATGGGTATTCCGAGAGCGCTGCGTGAAAACAGGTTTGATAACGTACCGAACGAGAAGATCGATGATCTGCGTACCTTTATCGCCAAACTTGCGAATCTGCCGACAGAATACTTCGAGGCAAAAATCCTGCGCAGCGTTCCTTTGTCGGAGTTTTCTGGCGCTGTTGTCCCAGATAACGTATCGCCAGCCGTGCTTGAGGCGCTAAAAGCGAACGGTGTCCACGACCTACGCACTTATAAGGCTGGGGATAAAGTAGATCGGCAGGAAAAGATTGGAGGGTTTGACCACCTGCTCTTCCAGTCGGGAACGGTCTATAATAAAAGCAAGAAGGAAAAACGCGATGACTACACTCTCGACCTCTTTGGTGTACCCGATAACTCCCGAGCGGATACTGCTACCAAACGACCTGCCGCAGGACGACCAGATGGCGAGCTATCACGTAACGACGCCCCCGGCACCTACGCCACCCGAACCGAACTCGTCAAAGAAAACACCCGAGAACTCGGTACAGACCAAGTAACCACTCCGCAGGAAGCGGCGCAAGCGATGGCGTACCTCGCCAAGGGGGCCGTCGAGCGTTTCGACGCGCTGGTCACTGACAAGGACGGCAAGCCGCTGGCAATCGTCGGCGCGTTCAAGGGCGCATTGAAGCACACGCCCGTGCTTCCCTCAACCCTGGCCGCGGAGGCTTTCCGTGTCAATGGCGCGGCGAACATCTGGTTCGCGCACAATCACCCGAGCGGTAGCAACGAACTGAGCAACGCCGACCGCCAGTTGCATGGCCTTTTGGCCGATGTATTCCTGGGCAGTAAAATCAAGGCGCACGGCCTATTCGCCATTGCCGGCAAGCAGGGCGACGGCCGCAATTGGGTATTTGAACCGGCCCCGGAAAACGGCCACAAACCCGGGCCCGAAGTGCGCGGGGTATCTACCCCGCCGGCTGCTACCACGTCAGTCCCCGTGGTCGAGCGTGTCTATACCCAAGAGGAACGGCTCGGACCGGCGGTTTTTTCGGTAGACGCCGGCAAGATCGTGGCAAAGAACCTGTCCGGCGGGGAATCCGGTGTGGTGCTCCTGACGGCGCGAAACGAGCCGGTGGGCTTCGTGCCAATTGATCCTGCCGAGGCTGGCGAGCTGCGCCGTGATGGGCGCATGGACGCGATTCACCGAGCCTTGTCTGTATCCAATGCCGGCGCGGCCATCATCGTGAATAACGGCACCATGGGCGACCGGGTGGTGCGAAACCTCGCCGGTCTGTTCAATAGCATGGACGCCCGCGTGCTCGACGTGATAGACACCCGCGGCGACATAGCGCAATCCTGGGCCGAACAGGGCAAGGGTTTCAGCGGCACCACTTTCAAGCAGGGCAACCGCGGCAGCTACAACCCCGCCACGCTCTCGATTACGCTGCTCAAGAAAGCCGACCTCTCCACTTTCCTGCATGAGTCGGGCCACTTCTTCCTTGATATGCAATTCGACATCGTGGCCAAGTTGCAGAAGGAATCCGAGATTTTCGGCCGTGATACCCTCAAGCTCGGTGAGCGCCAGCTCCTCGACGATAACGACGCGCTGCTGCGCTGGTTCGGAGTCGATTCGCTGGCGACCTGGTACAACCTCGACTTCGAGGAAAAGCGCGCCTACCACGAGCAGTTCGCGCGCGGCTTCGAGGCGTACCTGTTCGAGGGCAAATCCCCTAGCATCGAAATGCAAAGGCTGTTCCAGCGCTTCCGCGCCTGGATGCTGTGGGTGTATAAGAAATTGGATGCGCTTGACGTCGAAATCACCGACGAAGTGCGCGGTGTATTCGACCGCATGCTCGCCACCAACGAGCAGATTACCCTGGCCGAGCAGGGGCGCAGCATGATGCCGCTGTTCGCTTCGCCGGGGCAGGGTGGCATGTCACCAGAAGGGTTCGCCGCCTATCAGGCGCTTGACGCGGACTCTACCAACAACGCCATCCAAGACCTGCAAGCGCGCGGCCTGCGCGACATGCGGTGGCTGCACAACGCACGCGGGCGCATCATCAAGCAGCTACAGAAGGAAGCCAAGGCCCAGCGTGACGAGGTGCAAATGGACGTGCGCCGCGAGGTCATGAGCCAACCGATTTACCGCGCTTGGCAGTTCCTCACCAGCAAGCTGACGGCAGACGACAAGATCACCCCGCAGGGCAAGCGCACGTCGAGCCCGGATAGCATCGACGAAACACGGGACCCCCTGTTCGCGGCCATCGCAAAGCTGGGCGGCCTGAATCGTGCGGGGGTGCAGTCAGAGTGGGGCGTTGACCCTAAAGAGCGTAGCGCCATGCCGGTATTCGGCAAGTATGTGCTGCGCCGGGAAGGTGGGTTGCCCATCGACGCCATGGCCGAGTTGCTGGCGCAGTACGGCTATCTCCAGACCGACGAGCATGGCAAGTGGGATTTGCACGAATTCGAGGAAAAGTTTTTCGAGGAATTGAGCGGCAACCCGCAATACTCCATCGCCTACGACTACGCCGCCGACATGGAAACACGGGCCGGTGATCACGTGGTCAATCCTCAGGCGCTAGGCGCTGGGCGCTTCGACCTTGGCGAACTAAAGGTCATGGACCTACCTGTCGAGGTTATCAACGCGGTGAAGGCGCGCCGGATGACGGCGGCCAACGGCCTGCACCCCGACATCGTGGCCGAAATATTTGGATTCACGTCGGGCGACGAACTGGTGCGCAAGCTGGCCGCCGTTGAGCCGCCTAGGGACGCAATCGAAGCGCTTACCGACGTGCGCATGCTGGAACAGTTCGGTGACCTGACAAGCCAAGACGCCATCGAGAAGGCCGCCGACCGCGCCATCTACAATGATGCCCGCGCCCGCTTCGTGACGACCGAGGCTAACGCCCTGGCAAAGGCCACTGGTCGGCCGAAGGTGCTGGCTAGCGCGGCTAAAGAATACGCCAACGCGACGATTGCCCGCCTGAAGGTGCGCAACATCAGTCCAGGCCAGTACGCCAGCGCGGAAGTGCGGGCGGCTAAGGCCGCCAAGAAGGCCAGCGAGTCCGGCGACATCGCTACGGCAGCAACCGAGAAGCGTAACCAGGTGCTTCTGCAATACGCCACCCGCGCGGCCTACGACGCGCTGGAGGAAGTCGACAAAAGCCTGCGCTATCTCAATAGATTCTATGGTGACATCAAGAACCTGGACGCCGACTACGCCGAACAGATAAGCAACCTGCTGGAACGGTTCGACCTGCGCAAGGGGCAAAGCAACAAGGCGGTGGACAAACGCACCGCCCTGGCTAAATGGATCACGGCGCAGCGCGAGATCGGATTCAAGCCCGACATTCCGCCTGAATTGGAGAATGAGGCCTTCCGCACGTCTTACAAGAACCTGACGGTCGAGGAATTCCGGGGCCTGGTGGATACCGTGCGCCAGATAGAGCACTTGGGGCAATTGAAGCACGAGATGCTGGCAGCCGCCTACCGGCGCGCCTATGAGGCCTCGCGCGATGAAATCGCCTCGGGCATCCACAAACACGCAAACGGCCGCAAGGCTGACACTCGCACACCGACCACGAACATGGGCCGGACTGTGCAGGGGCTCAAACGGTTTGGGGCGGCGCATATCAAGGTGGCCACCTGGGCGCGTATCATGGACGGCGGCGAGGACGGCGGCCCCATGGGGGTATACTTCATACTCAGCTCCAACGAGCGCGGCGACATGGAAATCGTGATGCGCGCCGAGGCTTCGGGCATATTGTCGGAAATTCTCGCCCCGGTGTTCGATCTGGGCAAGATGGGCGGCAAGGGGCAATTTTTCCCCAGCATCAATCGCAGTCTGAACCGCGAGGCGCGCCTTGCCATTGCCATGAACATGGGCAACGAGGGCAACATCCAGCGGCTACTCGGTGGTGAGGGTTGGACAATGGCGCAGCTTGCCCCGGTGCTGCAATCGTTGACCGCTCTGGAATGGAAGGCGGTGCAGGCCGTGTGGGATCACTTAGAGAGCTACCGCCCTTTGATCGCCGCCAAGGAGCGACGTATCTACGGCAAGGAGCCAGATTGGGTGCAGCCACAACCGTTCGCCGTCGCCACGGCTGACGGCCAGACCGTGCAAATGCGAGGCGGCTACTACCCGATCAAGTACGACCCGGCCGCCAGCCAGCGCGCCGAGGAGCACGCTGACGCGGAAAGCGCGAAGCGCCAATTGCAGGGCGCCTACACCACGGCTACCACGCGCCGCAGCTTCACCAAGTCACGGGTCGAGGAAGTGCAAGGCCGGCCGCTGCTCTATACGCTGGCCGGCCTATACTCGGGCGTCAATGAGGTAATCCACGACCTGGCCTGGCACGAGTGGTTGATCGACACCAACCGCCTGCTGCGCTCGCACACCATCGACGCGGCCATCCGCGAGCACTACGGCCCCGAAGTAAAGGAGCAGTTCAAGACCTGGGTACGGGACATCGCCGAGGGCGAAAGAGGCACGGACGCTGCGGTGGACCTGGCCGTCTCGCGCTTGCGCCAAGGGGTGAGTGCCTCCAAGCTGGGATTCAACATCATGAGCGCGCTAATCCAGCCGCTTGGCGTTACGCAATCCATCGTCCGCGTGGGCGTGACTTGGGTGGCGCGCGGGGTGTGCAAGTACATAGCACACCCGATTGACCTCACACGTCAGGTCAATGGAATGTCTGACTTCATGGCTAACCGGGCGCGTACCCGTTTCCGCGAACTCAACGAACTGCGCAACCGGGTGCAGGATCAAAGCGCGTTCAAGGAATTGGCCGGGCGCTATGCCTACTTCCTCATGATGCGCTGCCAGCAAATGGTAGACGTGCCGACCTGGTGGGGTGCTTACGAGAAAGCCATCGCCGAAGAAAGAGGGGAACCCCTCGCCATCGCCCTGGCGGATCAGGCCGTGATTGACTCCCAAGGCAGCGGGCAAACAAAAGACCTGGCGGCCATTGAGCGCGGCGGACCGGCGCAAAAGCTGTTCACGGTGTTCTATTCCTTCATGAATCTGCCGCTTAACCTCGGCGTGGGGCAGACCATGACAGCAAACACCCCGGCCAAACGCGCTAAGTTGGCCGTCGATTACATCATGCTCTACGTGGCGCCGGCCGTGCTGGGGTATTTCATCAAGGCCGCGCTGACCCCCGGCGACTCGGGCGATGATGACAACCTGGCAAAACTTGCCAAGAGGCTGCTTGCCGAGGAAATAGATTACATGATGGGCCTCATGGTGGTGGTGCGCGAATTCGGCGAAGCGGTAAAAACCGTGACCGGCGCCAACGACCTAGGCCGCGACTATACCGGCCCGGCCGGCCTGGACCTCATCGCGGGTACGGCGAAACTGGCTGGGCAAGCGCACCAGGGTGAGTTCGACGATGCCTTCCGTAAGGCGGCGGTCAACGTCGTGGGCGACCTGTTCGGCCTGCCCAGCGCGCAGATAAACCGCACCATCACCGGCACCAAGGCCCTGGCTGAGGGCAAGACCCAAAACCCGGCCGCTATCGCCTTCGGCTTTCAGGAAAAGCGCTGATAGTGCACGTGCCAGCGCTCCTGGTGGATAGCCTAGCGGCAAATTCCCAGGAGCGCAGCGCATGTCGATTTCATCCAGTACCCGAAAAGCCGGGCCGTATTCCGGTAACGGCTCGACAACGCAGTTCCCTTTTTCCTTCAAGGTGTTTTCCGCGAGCGATGTCTTTGTCGTTCGCACCGACCTCGGGGGCGCGGAAAGCAATCTTGTACTCGGCACCGACTACACGGTAGCCATCAACGCCGACCAGGACGCAAACCCAGGCGGCACGATCACAACCATCACGGCGCCAGCCACCGGCTACCTGATTACCGCCACCAGCCAGGTGCAAAACCTGCAACCTATCACGCTGACGAATCAGGGCGCATTTTATCCGAAGGTCATCAACGACGCCCTTGACCGCGCGACCATCCAGATACAGCAGGTGGCTGAACAGGTGGGGCGTGCCGTCAAGGTGCAGATTTCCAGCGCGATTAACCCCGATGCTCTTATCAGCCAGTTGGAAACGGATGCGGCCAATGCAGCGGCCAGTGCGGCAGTGGCCAGTGCGAAGCTCGCGGAGTTCAAAGGGGCGTACTACGGGCCTTATGCCAGCGACCCGGCAGCAGACCCAAATGGCAACGCATCTGGCGCGGGGGACACTTACTACAATACCGCGACCAAGTTGCTGATGGTGTTCGATGGCGCCGCGTGGGTGCCTGCGTATCTGCACACTGTTTTAGCTGACAGTGCAACGTCTGCCACCAGCCTCACAGGAACCTCAACCTCGAACATCCTCAACTCCGCCCTCGGCAGCGGGACGGCAGATAACACGACGTACCTGCGCGGGGACAGGACGTTCCAGACCATTGCCACTATGACCGCCACAACTGGCGGATTGGTGCCTACACCGCCCAATGACGTGAACCAGTTCTTGCGCGGAAATGGAACATTCGGGGCGGTGTCCTCCATTGGGAGACTGTACAACATCACACGCTACGCTACGGCGGGCAGTGGGACATACACCAAGCCGGCTAATATCAACCGGCTATTGGTCCGGGCGATTGGCGGCGGTGGCGGCGGAGGCGGATGCAGCGGCGGCGGAGCCGGCGGCGGCGGAGGCGGCGGATATGGCGATTTATTTATCACCTCACCCGCAGCGTCTTACTCCTACACGGTGGGTGCTGCCGGAACCGGCGGCGGAACCAGCGGAACCAATGGCGGCAATGGCGGCGCAACGACGATTGCCGGCATATCGGCCGGCGGCGGCAATGGCGGCACAGGCAGCACAGGCAGCGGCGGTGCCGGCGGTGCTGGCGGATCGACGAGTGGAGGAGGAGCCAATATGCGTGGCGGCGGCGGAAGCAGCAACAGCAGTGCCTTCGGCGGCAATGGCGGCAACTGCGTGCTTGCCGGCGGCGGCAATGGCGGCAGCAGCAGCGCAGGCGCCGGCGGAACCACCGGCGGCGGCGGCGGCGGCGGCGCCGGCACCAGTGCTGTCGGCGGAATCGGCGGGGCGGGATACATTGAAATTTGGGAGTTTGAATAATGCGCGCAGCAAGAATAGAAAACGGTAAAGTAGTTGATCTTTGGGAAGTTCCTTCGCTGGATTGCTACGGCGAGATTTACACACTTGTCGAAGCGCCCGAGTCGGTGCAACTTGGCGCGACGTGGGACGGAACGACATTTGTCAATCCGCCTCCTCCGCCAAAGACGCCAGAGGAAATCGTTGTTGAATTCTCCGCAGGGGTCCAATCTCGTCTTGACACCTTTGCACGTACTCGCGGCTACGACGGAATTCTCTCGGCATGCACCTACACGACAAGTACGAATCCAAACTTCTCCAAGGAAGGACAATACTGCGTGCAGGCACGCGACGCGACGTGGGCCAAGTGTTACGAAATCCTGAGCGCAGTTCAGTCCGGCACGCGGCAGACTCCGACGTGGGAAGAGATTGAAGCCGAGCTTACGGCATTGGAGTGGCCCGCATGAAAGCCCTCGAATACCACTACCTGATCCCCCTCCTGCTCTGGACGACCGGCTACCTCTACGCCTTCTGGTGCGCCTACGTGCTGGTCATGGGGATTTACCGGGCACATCTGGCAAAGCGTCTTGTCGGGCTCAACAAGGTGTTGGCCCTGCCCGTGATTGTCGTTGGCTATTTGATGGACGTTATTGCCAACATGACCATCGCAAGCATCGTCTTTCTTGAGCCACCGCGTGAGTGGCTGGTCACAGACAGACTGCAACGCCACATACAAAATAGCACAGGCTGGCGCTTCTGGTTTGCCAAATACATCTGCGAGCACCTGCTCGACGTATTCGACCCGACCGGGGATCACTGTTAATCAATGGAAAGAAAATGCAAGAACAGCTCCGCCACTGCTCCAACGACACATGCCAAGAAGCCGCCGACCTTGCAGTCAAAAAAGTGTTTGTCATCCTGGGCGTCGATGTCGATAGGCCCGAATCCGTCGAGGAATTCCGCACGGACTTGCGGTTCGGCAAAAACATGCGCAAGGCCGCCGACCACAGCCTCCTTGCTCTTATGGGGGTTCTCGTGGCGGCTGCCATGGCTGCCGTGTGGGCCGGTATCGTTTCTAAAATAGGAGGACACTAAAAATGCTTTCAACAATTCTAACCCTGCTGGGGGGTGGCCTGGGCGGATTGCTGCGCTTCGTGCCGGAAATTTTCAAGCTCTTTACCGACCAGCGCGACCGCGACCACGAGTACCGGATGACCCAGCTACAACTGGACATCGACAAGGCACGCGCGGCGCAAGCCATCGACCTGGCGCATGCCACCAGCGAAGCGGCGCAAGCCACCAGCGAAATGCAGGCGTACATCGAGGCTATCAAGGGGCAAGGGCAAATGTCCGGCGTGCCTTGGGTGGATGCCCTCAACCAGTCGGTGCGCCCGGTAGTGACCTACTGGTGGATGTCGCTCTTTACCGTTTATAAGATCGCTACCATTGTGGCCGCTTGCCTTGCCTGGACAAGTCTCGATGACTTCCTCACCAAGATGTGGACGGCGCAGGATGCCGGCGTGCTGTCGATGATCCTAGGCTTCTGGTTCGTGGATCGCGCCATCCGCAAACAGCAGGGCAAATAATGGACGTGCCCGCTTCGCTGCTCGCCCTGATTCGTCGGTTTGAGGGGCTACGCTTGCGGGCGTATTACTGCCCAGCGGGCGTGCTCACGTGCGGCTACGGTTCGACCGGGCCGGACATCAAGCCCGACACAGCCTGGACAAAAGCAGAAGCCGAAGCGCGCATGTCGTCCGACGCGGCGTGCTTCGCTTCTGCCACAAGGAAACTCTGCCCCGGCCAGGTGGGCGACAACCTCGCAGCCCTGGCCGACTTCGCCTATAACCTCGGGGCTACGCGCCTGGCTGGTTCCACATTGCGGCGCAAGATCAACGCGGGCGACCTGCAAGGGGCAAGGGTGGAGTTGCGCAAATGGGTGCGCGGCGGTGGCCGGATTCTCCCCGGCCTGGTGCTTCGGCGCGAAACCGAAGGGGTGTTGCTGAAATGAAGGCCGGGGTCTTGCGCACCTACGTGGCCGCGCTTCGCAGCCGGTTATATTAGCGTTATGCCGCACGTTTCGGCGCGCAGTGGTGATGCGATTGGTTGTTCACAACCGATTTTGCCTTCTTCCTGCCTTTAGCGCACACAGAGTGCACAATCTCACCAACTCCTTTGTAGAAAAACACTTCGGTGTCTTGGTTTTTGTTTATGTGCTTTCCGCAAATTTCACATTTTTTAGCCACGTCAATCCTCCTGCCGCATAAGTGTGTTTTCGGGCTGGACTGCTTCGCCGCTATGCTTCACGGAAAGCCCCCCGGCAGGCGTACAGACCGAAGGCCGCGCACGCCAGGCAGGCCGGGGCATTCCACCCCATCGCAAAGAAAACCGCAATCAGGGCGGCGATGCCTGTAAGTACTTTGTGCTCTTTTGTCATGGCGTACCTCTCATTACTCCAGGAACTTGAATTCTGCCCCACTCATGGCCGTTTGTACCTGTCACGGCACGGGGCGCATGCCCCTTGAATCAGTCGGGGCGACCACTCTCCGCACAGATAACAGCAACCCGGCGTGCCGGGCTCGATACGTGCGGCCTGCTCGCGCACCTGGTTGATTGCCGAGTTGGTGGCGATGTACTCGCGCTCCTGGGCGAGGTCGATTTCGTCCGGCATCACAAGCCCCCTCGTCGCGCGTCCTCGAAACTGATCAGCAGGTCGAGAAAGTGGCGGGCCTTCTCCAAATCCTCGACCCCGTTCTTCTTGCGCCACCGGCTCACGTACTTGATGACGCAGCCTTCAAAATAGCCGATGCCGTTTTTGTGGATGTACTCGACCGGCTGGATAGCCATGTCCTTGTAGTGGCTGCCGCCCACTTGGGTGGTGAGGGCGGCTGTTTTACTCTCGTTCATTTGTTTCCCCTTCGTTTCATGGCTTCAAGTAGTAGGTCTTGCACCTCGCGCTTCGATTCTCGGCGGGCTATCACAAGCTCGTCCACGGTGTCGGCGGCGACGATGTGGTGGATGAACACCGGGCGGTTGTACCCGGCTTGCGCTTGGCGCGTGGGGCCGATGCGTTCGATGATTTGCTGGAACTGCTCCAAGTCCCACCAGTGGCCGAAGAAGGCCAGGATGTTGCCGCCGTCCTGTAGGTTCAGCCCGTGGCCGGCACTGGCCGGGTGGGCGAACAAGACCGGAATCTTACCGGCGTTCCAGTCGCGGATGGTTTGCGGGTCTTTGTCCAGGGGGCGGCCCTTGGGGAAAGCACGCTGTAGGCGTGCGAGATCACTCTTGAAGTGGTAGGCCACCAGCACCGGCATACCGGCCGCTTCCCCGATCACGTCCTCAAGCGCTTGCAGCTTGGCGTCGTGAATCTCGGCAAAGGCGCTGCACGTGTCGTCAGTGTAGATCGCGCCGTTGGCGAGTTGCAGGCACTTGATCGTCTTGCTGGCCGCGTTAA